AGAATTACCGCAGTGCAAAGATTAAAAATGAAAAGAATTCAAAAAAGAGCAGCAATTAAAAGACGTTCCAAAAAAAGCATATCGCTCATGAAAAGAAAACGTTCCATGAGAAAATTAAAAGCTCTAGGAGTTAGATAAGGAATAAAAAATGGCATACGAAATAGTAAAAGGACCAAAAAGTAGAGCAATGCTCCGAGTAAATGGAGTAACATCTTTTTTGACCTTAAATTTAAGTGATTTTGCTGCAAATACTATTGTCGCAATTTCTAATGAAAATTCAGAAGAAACTGTAAGTCGTTTAACAATTTCTAGAGCATTTTGGTCTACCGCTAATAGTGGATATTGGAAAATTTCTAGAGCGAACACCAGTGTTTTAGAATTTGGTGGTTCTGGATTTTGGAATTTAAATGAGGCGGGTCTTTCAGTAGCAAATTCTTCATCATCAAATTTACAAATAGATTTAGTTGGAACTACTAACGGTTCACTTATTCTTGAATTAACCAAAGAATCAACATTCTCACCAGCACCTGGACAGTAAAATGAAACTAATTAAAGAAGTCATAGAAGACATTCAATATGTTACAGAACAGCGTGAAGATAAATCAAAAAATTATTTTATTAAAGGTCCATTTTTACAATCTGAAATAGCTAACAGAAATAAAAGAATGTATTCAAAAGACATTCTTACGAATGAAGTGAATCGTTATCGTGAACATTATATAAATCAAAATAGAGCATTTGGAGAACTTGGACATCCAGATAGCCCAACCATAAATCTTGACCGTGTTTCACACATGATTAAATCATTAGAACCTGATGGAAACAATTTTTATGGTACTGCAAAAATAATGACAGAAACACCATATGGAAAAATTGTTAAAAATTTAATTGATGAAGGTGCTCGTTTAGGAGTTTCTTCGCGCGGTATGGGAACTATTCGCCCAGGTCCAAATGGTGTCAATTTAGTACAAGACGATTTTCATTTAGCAACTGCTGCTGATATCGTAGCAGATCCTTCAGCACCAGATGCTTTTGTAAATGGTATTTGTGAAGGAAAAGAATGGGTGTTTGTTAATGGCGTATATATGGAACAACATATTGAATCTGCCAAAAAACAAATTCAAAAGGCTTCAAGAAAGGATATAGAGTCCGTTGCGCTTAAGCTCTTTGAGAATTTTTTACGAAAACTTTAATTTTATAAATAAAATAACAAAGTTAGGAGAACTTTCATATGAAAAGTAATTTACTTGAAGCTGCCGCAGAGATTCTATCAAAGAGCAAATCTTCTGCACCAGCCGAATCAATGCATAATTCTGATGCTGATGTAGAAGATCTTGGTGGTGATACTCCATCAGTTCGTCAAGCATCAAATCCAGATGCCACAAAAAATATCAAAAAGGCTGCTGCTCCCGGTGCTGCTCCTCGCGTAGGCGCAATGTCAGCAGAAAAGCTAAAAGAAGCAAAAGAAAAAGATGATGAGGATGAGAACGAAGAAGAAATGGAAGATGAAAAAGAAGATGAGAAAGAAGATGAAAAAGAAGATAAAAAGAATATGAAAGAAGATGTTGACGCCATTTTTGAAGGTGAAAGCATTTCTGAAGACTTCAGAACAAAAGTCTCAACCATCTTTGAAGCTCGTGTTCATGATCGCGTTTCACAAATTCAAGAAACTCTCGAAGCTCAATATAATCAAAGTTTAGAAGAAGCTATTGCTGAAGTTACCACTGCAATCACAGAAAGAGTCAATGACTATCTAAATTATGTTGTTGAAGAGTGGATGCAAGAAAATTCACTAGCAATTGAAAAAGGTCTTCGCACCGAGCTAACCGAAGATTTCATCGTCGGTCTACGCAATCTTTTTGTTGAGAATTATATTGATATTCCAGACGAAAAGGTTGACTTGGTTGAAGAACTTTCTTCAAAAGTTGAACAGCTTCAAACTCAACTTAACGAACAAATCGATGTATCCATTGAACTTGTAAAAGAACTCAATGAATCAAAAAAAATCGAAGCCTTTCATACCGTAACAGAAGGTCTTACCCAGACACAAATTGAAAAACTCAAGTCACTCGCAGAGAGTGTTGAATTCACCACAGAGGAAGAATTCACAGAAAAACTTGAAGCAATAAAGGAAAATTATTTTCCTTCTGGTGTAAAACGTGCGGATGAATCTTTGTTGCATGAATCAGTTGAGGATCCAGAATTAACAAATCAAGTTAAAATATCTGATCCAAGAATGGCTGTTTATGCCAAAACAATTTCTAGAACATTACCAAGATAAATTTTAAAAAGAGGAGAGATTAAATGTATCTATCAGAAGACATTCAGAAGAAATGGGCTCCTATTCTAGAGCACCCAGATCTTCCAGTTATTAAAGATCCATATCGTAAAGCCGTAACTGCAATGATTCTTGAAAATCAAGAACGTGCATTTATGGAAGAAGCTAGAATGCTTAACGAAGTTCATGCTAATGCTATTGGCACAACCGGTGGTTTTACAGGATCTTCAGCAGTCGCAGGTCCTGGTGCAGGTTTTGATCCAATCCTAATCAGCTTGGTTCGCCGTTCATTGCCAAATCTTATTGCTTATGATATCTGCGGCGTTCAGCCAATGACAGGTCCTACAGGGCTTATTTTTGCAATGCGTTCAAGCTACACAGGCGCAAACGTTGCCAGTGGTGGTGGTGGAACTGAAGCCTTCTTCAATGAAGCAAATACTGGTTTTGGTGGTATAGTTGGTCCACAAACCGCCCTTGGCGTTTCTGGTTCAACATCACTAGATAACGTGTTTAGCTCAAACGCTGCTGCATGTTCAGCAATGACAACAGCTACCGCTGAAGGTCTTGGAGATTCTCCAGCTTTCCAACAGATGGCTTTCTCAATTGAAAAGGTCACTGTTACAGCTAGAACTCGTGCATTAAAAGCCGAATACACAATGGAACTTGCACAAGATCTTAAGGCAGTTCATGGATTAGATGCCGAAACCGAACTTTCTAACATTCTTTCAGCAGAAATTCTTGCTGAAATTAATCGTGAAGTTGTTCGTACAATTTATGGCGTTTCTAAGATTGGTTGCCAAACTGGAACAACCACCAGGGGCGCTTTTGACCTTGACGTTGATTCAAATGGACGTTGGATGGTTGAAAAGGTTAAAGGTCTTGCATTCCAAATTGAACGCGAAGCTAACCAAATTGCCAAGAATACTCGTAGAGGAAAAGGCAACATCCTTATTACCTCTTCAGACGTAGCCTCTGCTTTAGCAATGGCTGGCATTCTTGACTATGCCTCCGCTCTAAAGGATAATGTCAACCTAACAGTTGATGACACTGGTAATACTTTTGCTGGAACGCTTTTTGGTCGCATTAAGGTTTATATTGATCCATATGCACCAACAGCCGCAACACAAGAGTTTGCAGTTGTCGGATATAAGGGCACAAATGCTTATGATGCTGGTATTTTCTATTGCCCATATGTTCCATTACAGATGGTTCGTGCAGTTGATACAAATACATTCCAACCAAAGATCGGCTTCAAGACTCGTTATGGTCTAGTTGCCAATCCATATGCTGGTGGAACAAATCAGTATTTTGGTCAGCTTACAGCCCAATCAAACGAATACTATCGTGCATTCAAGGTTGCAAACTTAATGTAATCTATAATAACGATAAGATCGTTGTCTTTAAGGGGTGGCGCAATGCCACCCCTTTTTTTATGTCGTATAAATAAGTATATGTCAGCAATTACGAGAAATCCTAGAAATACCAATCCATTAGTTGGTAATAAATTTTCTATAAATTTTTCAAGATTGCCTAATCTTAATTATTTTTGCCAATCCGTCACTCTTCCTGGAATCTCCATTGGAGAAATTCCAAGAAATACGCCATTTATTGATTTATATTCTCCAGGTGAAAAATTAATCTATGATGCTTTGAACTTTTCTTTTATAGTAGATGAAGATCTACAAACTTGGCTAGAAATACATGATTGGATGCGAGGAATGACTTTTCCTACAGATTTTTCTGAATATAGAAATTTACCCAATTTAAACAGATTTGCTAAGTCAAATGAAAAATTTCCACAATTTTCAGATGCTACGATAAATATTTTAACATCTAGTTTAAATTTAAATTATAATCTAAGACTGTATGATTGTTTTCCTATTTCTCTTTCTTCTGTAATATTTAATTCCACAGATTCACCAGAAAATACACTTACTGCTGACGCAACTTTCAGATTCGCTTACTTTGATATTGTAAAAGTCTAACGACTTGTTGTATAATTACCGATATTAATCGGAGTTTTTTATTATGCTTAACATTGAATCTCTCATGGAAATGTGGAAAAAAGATTCTGTCATGGATCTTTCTCTTACTGAAATCAAAGACCAGTTTGGTAGAATACCTTTGCTGCACAGCAAATATCTCGATATTCTGATCCATAGCCGTCTCATGCTAAAGAAGAATCAAGACAAATATTATAAGATGAAGAAAATAAAGTGGGAATATTACACCGGTAAACTTGATGAAGATACCATGAAAGAATATGGATGGGAACCATTTGCAATGAAGCTGAAATCTGACATTGCTATATACATTGATGCAGATGAAGATTTGCAAAAAATTAAATCATCAATGTATCTTTGTGAACAAATGATAGATTTCTGCGATAAAGTCTTAGGTGAACTTAAAGCTAGAACATTTCAACTTCGAGATGTTATAACATGGGAGCGTCTGGTACAAGGTGCAAATTGATCTAATCGTACAAAAAGAAAATGAAGCATATCTAAAAATTTCATGTGAGAAGCATGTAGCAAAACTTCTCACTGAATTTTTTTCTTTTTTTGTTCCAGGTTATCAATTCACACCCCTCTTCAAACAACGTCTTTGGAATGGTAAAATATATCTGTTCGATTTTCGAACACAAAGACTGTATTACGGGCTTCTAAAATACTTAAAAACTTTTTGTGAAAAAGAAAAACTTATCGCGCTATATGAAAATGATGTTGAACAAAAAGGCGAGTTATCAAAAGAAGATTTTATTAAATTCGTCAAAACGCTTAATTTACAACTACAACCAAGAGATTATCAATTAGATGCGGTCTATCAATCAATACTCAATAAAAGATCTCTCATCCTTTCTCCTACTGCCTCTGGCAAGTCTCTTATACTTTATATGCTCACTCGTTATTTCCTTAATAGGAATAATTCTCGTGGGCTTCTTGTGGTTCCAACAATCAGCCTTGTGGAACAAATGTATAGTGATTTCGTTGAATATTCAAGACAAGATGATTTTGATATGGAGCAAATTGCTCACAAAATTTATGGCGGTAAAGAAAAAGATTCTAAAAAGAAATTAGTCATCACTACATGGCAATCGATTTTTAATTTACCGGAAGAATGGTTCGAAAATTTTGATTTTGTTTTAGGAGACGAAGCGCATAGTTTTAAAGCCAAATCTCTTACTTCAATAATGACGAATCTTAAAAATGCAGACTATCGTATAGGTTGTACAGGTACACTTGATGGAACAAAAACGCACAAATTAGTGTTAGAAGGTTTGTTTGGTCCTGTATATAATTCTGTAACAACAAAAGAACTTATAGAAAAGAAACAACTTGCACAATTTGATATTAAGTGCATTTTGTTGAAGTATCCAGAAGAAGTTTGTCGCAGACTTAGAGACGGCAATTATCAAAGCGAAATAGATTACATTGTTTCATGTGAAGCAAGAAATAAATATATAAAGAAACTTGCTCTTTCAATGAAGGGTAATTCCTTAGTTCTTTTTCAATTAGTAGAAAAGCATGGAAAAGAATTATATAAAATGATAGAATCTGAAGCAAAAGAAAGAAAAGTATTTTTTGTTTCTGGAGCCACAGAAGTTGATATCAGAGAAGACGTTAGAAAAATTACAGAAAATGAAAATGACGCGATTATTGTTGCGTCGTTTGGTACCTTTTCTACCGGAATTAATATTCGTAATTTGCATAATATTATCTTCGCATCTCCTTCTAAGTCTCGTATACGAAACTTGCAGTCTATTGGGCGAGGCTTGCGACTTGGAGACAATAAAGAAAAAGCCTGTCTCTACGATATTGCAGACGATTTTCGAATAGGAAAACATACCAATTATACATTGAATCATTTCCGAGAAAGAATTACAATGTATGATGAACAGAAATTTGATTACAAAATATTTAACGTGGAGCTAAAAAATGTCAAGTAACGTATTAATATTCAGATTAGTCTCCAACGAAATTATAGCTGCTCAATCGAGATATAACAGTAAAGACAGAACATATCATCTTGTCTGGCCAGTTGAAGTGTATTTCAAAAGATTAACCAACGGAGGTTCAATGATTGGGCTTTATCCTTGGTTGGTTACAGAAATTGTACAATTGAATTCATCAGTAATTGAAGAATCTAAGGTATTAACAATTAATCATCCTACTGAAAAGTTTATTGAGTATTACAATGCAATGGTTAGATACTATGAAAAGCATAATACAAAAGAACTTGCGGATAGGCAGCTTGAGGCTATCATCAAGTCATATGATGAGGATACTATCTCAGAGAGTGATTTTGTTGAAGACTTTATAGAGGAAGAGGAAGAAGAAAGGTTAATAAAACCTAAGAGTAAGAAAGATAAGAAACTTCATTGAAAGGGTGACACAGTTATTATACACCGATTGTCAACCCTGTCAATATAAACAAAGAGAATTTCCAAAATGTCAGAACATTATGTAAAGAACGCAGATTTTTTATCTGCGCTTATAGATCACAAAAAAGCCTGTGATGTAGCGAAAGAAGATGGTTTAACTCAGCCTAGAATTCCTAATTATATAGGAGAATGTTTTCTAAAGATAGCAGAACATCTTTCTAGAAAACCAAACTTTGCAATGTACACTTTCAGAGACGAAATGATTTCTGATGGTGTTGAAAATTGTATTATGTATTTCAGAAATTTTGATCCAGAGAAATCAAAAAACCCCTTCTCATATTTTACACAGATAATTTATTACGCTTTTCTGAGACGAATCATCAAAGAGAAAAAACAACTGTATGTAAAGTATAAAGCAACAGAACAGTTCGGCATCTTCGATTCAATGGAAGTTTTTGAAGGTGATGAAGGTATTGGACAAATTGAGACTTATGAAAATATTTCCGAGTTCATAGAAAAATATGAACAGGGAATGAAAAAGAAAAAGAAGCCAAAAGGTATTGAAAAGTTTATCGAAATAGAAGATAATGTTGAGTCAAATTTACTTGATGATTTGGAAGATATAGATGAAGATAGCGATACTAGGTGATACGCATTTTGGGATGAGAAATGATTCACTTCACTTCCACAAGTATTATCAAAAATTTTATAATGATGTATTCTTTCCTTATTTAAAGAAGCATGATATAAAATTAATTTATCAATTAGGTGATCTTTTTGATAGAAGAAAATACATTAATTTCAATTCCCTTTATCTTGCAAAAAAATATTTTTTTGATGTTTTAGTAGAATATAATTTTTTCATGGTTACTTTGTTGGGTAACCATGATATTTCGTATAGAAATACTCTAAAGGTAAACTCATCAGAATTGCTATTGGATAGTTATAGTAAAAATATTCGTGTTGCTAGAGAACCAGAAACTATAGATTTAAATGGAACAACAATCGATTTAATACCTTGGATATGTTCAGAAAATGAAAAGGAAATATTTGAGTTTATTGAAAAATCTAAATCAGAGATATGTTTTGGTCATTTCGAAATTGCAGGATTTGAAATGGACAGAGGCAATGTTTGTCACGAAGGTATGGATAGAAAGCATTTGCGTCGTTATGATATTGTTCTTAGTGGTCACTTTCACCATAAGTCTACTGATGGACAGATTTACTATACTGGAACTCCTGGTGAAATAACTTGGTCTGATTATGATGATCCGAGAGGATTTCATATTTTTGATACTGAAACTAGAGAAATGGAATTTATTCAAAATCCTTACAGAATGTTCTATCGAATCGAATATGATGATTCTAAGCAATCATTTGAGTATTGGAAAGATTTTGACTATAGTCAGTTCAATGAAAAATATGTTAAGATTTTGATTGTCACTAAAAATAATCCTTATTGTTTCGATACTGTTTTGGATAAACTATTGAAAGAAAATCCAATAGACGTTTGTGTTGTAGAAAATTTTGAAGAATTGGAACACATAGATGATGATACGGTAAATCAAGCTGAAGATACGGTGACAATTTTATCCAAGTATATAGATCAGTTGACTTTGAACGTAGATAAAGATAAACTAAAGAATGTTATGAGAAATCTTTATATAGAATGTTTGAGTGCTGAACAGGATTTATGATTGTATTTAAAACTATTCGTTGGAAAAATATTCTTTCTACAGGAAATATTTTTACTGAGATAACTCTCAATAAGTATAAAAATACTTTGATTGTTGGTGAAAATGGTTCTGGTAAATCCACAATGCTTGATGCATTGTGTTTTGCTTTGTTTGGAAAACCTTTCAGAAAGATTAATAAGCCAAATATAATCAATAGCATTAATCAGAAAGACGCTTTGGTTGAACTCGAATTTGATATAGGAAAGAAAAATTATAAGATTATTCGTGGTCTAAAGCCAAATATTTTTGAAATTTATTGCGATAAAACTTTGTTGAATCAAGAAGCAAAGTCAATTGACTATCAAGATTATTTGGAAAAAAATATTTTAAAAATTAATTTTAAATCATTTACTCAGATAGTAATATTGGGCAGCGCATCATTTGTTCCCTTTATGCAATTGTCTGCGTCTGATAGAAGATTAATTATTGAAGACTTGTTAGATATTCAAGTTTTTTCTTCTATGAATGCTTTAGCAAAAACAAGACTTGCTGAAATCAAAGAAACTATTCAAAAGAATAAGTTTCAAATAGATCTTTTATCTGAAAAAATATCAATGCAGAAAAAACACATTGATACTCTAAAGCAAAATAAAGATGAGAAGATAGAGATTCATAAAGAATCGAATATAAAAGATCAGCAAAGAATTGCTGAATATGTTGAGCAGATTGATTTAATGCGAAATGAACTTGCTGACTCAACTCTCTTGACACAAGAAAAACTTAATCAAGAAAACAAGAAAAAGAAATTACTTTCTCTAGAGGGATCTATAGATTCAAACATAAAAAAGAACAAGAAACTTGTTTCATTTTTTGAAGAAAATGACAAGTGCCCAACTTGTCTACAATCCATTGATTCACACTTCAAAGAAGAACAGAATAAATCTTTAGAAGATAAAAGAAAAGAATATGAAAATGCTATGCTTGAGTTGGAATCGAGACTGTTAAAACTCGATGAAAGTCTCGTGACAATCAATGATCAGATAACCGATTCGCAGAAGAAACAAGCGAAAATTAATCACTTGCATGAAGGAATACTTGTACTGAATTCAGAGATTCTAAAGAGGCTGAATGAAATTCAAAAACTTCAAGATTTACACGATTCTTCTAATGAAGAAATTAGATTATTGGAAGATCTAGAGAAAAAACTTTCTGAAAAAGAAAACGAAAATAAAGAAGAAATTGAAGATCGTTCATACTATGAAGCTGCTGCAATTTTGTTAAAAGATTCTGGAATAAAAACAAAAATTATAAAACAATATCTTCCAATTATAAACAAACTTGTAAACAAGTATCTTTCTTCTCTTGATTTCTTTGTCAATTTTAATCTTGACGAATCATTTAAGGAAAGTATAAAATCTAGACATAGAGATGAGTTTAGTTATGAGTCTTTTTCCGAAGGTGAGAAACAAAGAATTGATATGGCACTTATGCTAACTTGGCGTTCAGTGGCTAAGTTAAAAAGTAGTATTAACACCAATCTACTTATTTTGGATGAAATATTTGATTCATCTCTCGACGCAAACGGAACTGAAGAACTAATTCAAATTCTTCATGAATTAGAAAATACAAATTTATTTGTTATCAGTCACAAATCAGATCAATTGATTGAAAAGTTTGATCAGACAATTAAGTTTTCAAAAGTAAAAAATTTCTCAAGAATGCAGGTATAATAATGAGCACACAATTAAAGTTAGATACAAACACTAACACGCTAAAAATAAACACGGGAGTTGAAACTGTCAAGGCAAAAAATTATGAGCCTTTATCAGTTTTTAATGATAATCATCCTCTTTTAAATCATGTAATGCCAGAATTTAATTTTAAAGAAAATTCTATAGATCCAGAAGAATTGTCTGGTAGATTGAAAACGACAATGAAATTATATGGTGGAATTGGATTAGCAGCAAATCAGTGTGGTCTTCCTCTTAGAGTATTTGTTATAGGTGATGGAGATGAATCTATTGCTTGTTTTAATCCTAGATTAATTTCTGTTTCAGAAAAAAAGAATGAATTGAATGAAGGCTGTTTAAGTTTTCCTGGAATGTTTTTGAAAATTCAGCGACCAGAATTTATTGAAGTTGAATTTGAAAATGAAAAAGGAAT